GCACTGGTGCAGGCGGTAATATCATCTTCCGTTCCCTCAACGATATAAGTAACTGTTGCAGTGCTGTTTGAGTTGCTCCCGGAACCCTGTTCCAGAGATAAGTCCACGCCTGTCCACGCCTGTTTTACAGTAATTGACATAACTTCTCCTTATCCGTAGGTCAAGGCGGCAGTTGAACCGCCTTGCAGTTTTTTGATTTGCCGGTTTGTTTCCCGGGTATTTGAAACGATCTGTTCCGATGCTCTTGCTGTCCTCTCCTGGGCGTTATTTGCTCCACCGAGCATAGCATCAAGAGCTTCAGCACTCCACGCACCGACTGCTTTGCCACCGCCGAAGGAGGAATTGAAGCGGGTTTCAGCATTTCTGGTATTTTCTGTTGCAGCTTCAGATTTTGCCTTGGCTTCATCGATTTGTGCAGCTTTTTCAGCCGCACGCTGTTTCACCTCGTCCATTGCAGACTGCCATTCTGATTTTGCGGCATTGATTTCTGCAGCAGCTCCGGAAAGTGCCTGACTGTATTCCCGCTGATTTTCAGCAATTTCCTGATTCATAGCATCTTCTGCACCTTTGATGGTTGTATCCCATTCAGAGGTATCTATCGGAGCATTGGCTTCGGCAAGACCGGCATCCGCACGCCGTTTACTTTCGTTGAGTCTGGCATACATAGCGTTATCAAGACCGGTATTGGCACTGCTCCATTCATTTTTCAGAGAAGCAAGTTCCCGCTCAGATTGCCGTTCTGCATCAGCAGAGCGTTGCCGTCTGGCACTCTGACGCTGATTGTACTGCCGTTCAACAACAGCGATTTCAGCATTGACTTCTTCTTCAGAGTCAAAGAGACCTTTGGTGCGTATCCATGCTTTCTGAATTTCCAGAACGGTTTTCTCAAAAGCACTGACAATGCCGTCCCAGATATAATTCCACGCTTTCTGCATGGCGTTTCCGATATATTTCAATCCCACCAGGAGACCGTACCAGAGATCGTTGCCGAGCTTCAGAATGGCAGTTGATGTCACTGTCCAGGAGTCCTCAAGGAAATTTACCAGAGGATACCATACCTTGAGAATGCATTTCCAAAGATACTGAAAACCATAAAGAAGTCCGTACCAGAGATGATATCCACCTTTCAGAATAGAGTAAATCGCTATTGTCCAGGCATCGGCAAGAAAGTTTTTCAGTTCGAGCCATGCTTTTTTCAAGGGGAACAACCCTTGCAGCCAGACAACTTTAAGAGCTGAAAGACCGACTTTGGCAGCACCGGCAAGATCTCCGGATGCCAATGCGATTTTGATAACTTCCCAAGTCTTACCGACAACATCTTTGATTGCCGCAAACGCCGTTCTGAAATCTCCTGCAAGACCATTCACCGCATCTGAGCAGATTTTCCATGCTCCGGTAAGATTCCAGACTACGCCGACCAGAACCGCCAACGCCGCTCCGACAATAAATGCCGGTGATGCGATTGCGCTCCACATTGCCAACGCCACCACTTTCGTGGTGATCATTGCTGCTTTGAGTAACGCAAATGCCGCAACCAGAGCTTTTACAGCAATGACCGGGGCAAGGATGACAGTTTTCAGAACAGTAAACGCCGTTGAGAGAACTCCGACAGCCATTGCAACTCCCTTAAACAAAAGACCGAGAGTTATCAATGCAGCTCCGGCAGCAAGAAATCCGGCAATGACTTTTACCGCCATCAGAACCACTTCTTTATGAGCGGCAATCCATTCTGCAACTCCAGTCAGCACCGATGACAGCTTATTCATATAAGGAGTAAGAGCTTCTCCTATGATTCTGCCGATGGCAATTTGACATCCCTCTACGGCAGACATAAAAATACGGAACGCACCCCCAATACCGGCATCCATTTCTTTGGCGGTGTTCGCGGCAGCACCTTCAACAGTTTTGAGTTTGCTTATAAAATCGTTCAACTGGTCAATATTACCGCCCAGCTGTAAACCGGCAAGAGAACCGCGCAGATCAAAAATCTCTTCAGCAAAAGCAATTCTCGATGCTGTCGGCAAGCTGTTCATATGCCTTGCAATATCCGCCATAATTTCCGGCATTGCTCTCAAATTTCCGTTGGCATCGGTAGTGGCAATACCAACAGCTTTGAGTTTGGACTGGATTTTTGTATTGGCAAACTGACTGTACGCTTTACGCAGAGCCGTACCAGCCAAACTGCCGCGGATACCCATATTTGCCAATACACCCAAAGCTCCGGAAACATTTACAATGCTGTCTTTGGCGGCTGCCGCCTGCGGTCCAGCCATTTTCAATCCCTCGGCAAGGTCTGTCAGCGTCTGTGCTGAACCGTTGGCGGTTGCCGTGAGGATGTCTGCAACTTCTGTCATCCGGGAAGATTCAATACCAAATACACGCATATTGTTTGCCGCGATTTCGGCGGCTTCTCCCAGATCAGTCCCGGTGGCACGGGAGAGGTTCAATACAGCAGGAATCGCATTTTCGATTTCTTTCGGCTTGAACCCCATCCGCCCCAGAGCCGTCATTGCTTCAGCAACCTGTTTTGCCGTAAAAGATGTTTCACGCCCCAGTTTTTCTGCAACTGCGGTCAGAGACTGGAACTCTTTTTCCGTTGCTCCGGTAACACCTTTGACCAGACGCATCTCATCATCAAAACCGGCAAAAGTTTTTGTTGCATAAGCAAATGGAGCTGCGGCAAGAGTTGCCACAGTTACCATACTTTTGCCGGCAGAGGTGAGAGAATTTCCGAAATTTCTTATTTTAGCCTGTGCCGATTTCAAGCCACGCTCAAGTTTTGTCTGGTCAAGCATCAGCTCTACAAAGGCTTTACCGGCTCTTACATTACCGCTTGCCCCTGCCATGGGTCACCATCCTTTCCGGTTCTGTCAGCATTTGTTTCATTTCAGCAACGGATATCCGTATTTTCGGTTTTTCCCTGCCGGAATGCTGCTGATATGGATTGAAATCTGCGGGTTTTACTGATTTCCCCTTTTTACGGTCACGGAAGATGTTGACCAGAAGTGCCATAAGAGAGCTTGTTCTGTTCCACTCAAATCTTCCGCGCCCCTCTGCCATAACCAGCAATTCCCGCAGAGTGAACGGATCAGGATTTATTCCGCAGATCCCGGCACATTCGCAGACAAGCCGGTCAACTGTTCCAGTTTTGAGACCAGTTCTTCCTCGAACCTGCCGTCGCTGATCAGGCTTTCCAGTTTCCCCCGGGCAATCTTTTCGAAGCGTCGGGTGGCAGAGAGGATCTTCTGAAACGCCTGACGCTTCGCTTCCGGGAAAAAATTTACGATCTCATCCAGAAGAGCAGCAGTGGCATGATCGATAACATCTCCTGCCATAGCTCTGCCGAAATCCTCATCGGTGATGCCCTGGGCATCTGCTTCATTTTTGCAGACTGCATAGAGAACATCAACGAGCAGAACCGGATCGGTGGAGAGTTTTTCCAGAAGTTTGGTGCTGGGATTGTTTTTCTCATCCATTTCTACAATGGCATTCAAATCCACATCACAGATTGCACGGACACGCTTGATGGCAGCAACATTTACTGCCACGGTCCAGATGCGTCCGGCATTATCGGTAAAACTTTTCATTGGGCATACTCCTTATATAAATATGTTTTTATACCCACGCAGGGGCACGGGTGGATGCAGTCGGTTTTGCAGTGACGCTTACAGTCAATGCTTCTTCCAAAGGCTGCTCAACGGAAAATCCGGTGATGGACCAGTCGGCATCCAATCCGCTTCCATTCCCGTCAGTTACAAAAAGAGCAAGAGGGGTATTGCCGAAGTAGGCATCACGGAATGCAGTAAAATCTGCGTCTTCCGTATCATACAGAATTCCGAATTCCAGAGACGCTTCTTTGAGAGTTGCGATAGATGCTTTCCAGCCACTGGTGGCCCGGGTGGTCACATCTGCTTCTCCGGATTCCATAGAAAGGGTGAGGTCCTTTACATTTTTGACTTCAGTGGCAGCGGTCTGACCGGCAGAGCCACGCATCAGAATTGCATCAAGACCAAGAACAACAGCCATAAATAAAACTCCTGTTTTTAAGGTTTGAGAGTGTCTTCCCACAGTTTCGGCAACTGGGGAGCGACTTTTACAAGTGTAGGTCCCATAAGCGGACGCTTTGGGTATTTTCTTTTGCGGTACATACCGCCGAACTCATGAGCCGTCATTGAGATACCGATAAAAGATTCAGCCGGACCGATGACAACAGTCATCCGTTCCTTTTCCACGCCAAAGAGGATTGAGCGTTTGAGTAATCCGCGTCTGGTATGCGGAGGTTTTCCCGGTGCGGAGGAATGTTTTGACCTCGACACAGCATTCCGGGCTGATTTCCGGATGTATGCTCCGGCACGGGTAAGTGGTTTTGTGCCGCTTTTCTGAATCGTTCTTTTCAGTTCGTGAGTATCAAATTCAACTCTTACATCTGCACCTTTTATCATCAGCGTATCTGCTTGAAGGTGAGTTCCATGACGGAAGTGAACTGCCGTCTTTCCCGCAGATGTTCGGGACTGTAGATGGGGTTGTACCCAACGCCGATGCAAATTGCTCCGGCAAGTTTTTTGTTGAGAAATCCCAGGCCGATACGCTCCACAGTGTGAAGCAGTTCCGGAAGTTCATCCTCAATTCCCCGTTTCATAAATCCGATTTGAACTTTCAGAAGTTCTTCATGGGATGCCCGGGAAAGGGTTTTGTATTCTGTGGCAACAGGTACTACTGCCACTTTCATGGTTTCCAAATCCCGGAGTTCAAATTCCGGGTAAAACAGCAATTCAGCATTGTATTCTGCAAGTTCTGCCGTTACAGCTTCAGCAAGTTTCAAAACTTCGCTCATGCTCCTCCTTTCAGGAACGCTACAACAATATTGCCGATTGCAGCAAGCAGTGCCAGCAGAGCAGCTCCCAATGCCGAAAGCATTGTTTTCTGCATATCGGAAGCCGGTTTGCAGGGCGGATAATGATGCTGACCTGCTTCAAAGTGCATTTTTATCATACCCTTTAACTCCGCAAGCTCAAGCCGGGACTGATTGACCGCGTCCCAAAGATCCCGATGGTCGGGAATGTCTCCATTTGCCATTATATTATTCCTATCTCTTTGGTATGGATCCTGCGGACAAGATGCTGTGAACCGGACCATCTCCAAACCGGTTCTCCGTTGGGAGCAAGGACTTCATACTTGCGTCCATCATACTGAATTGTATCTCCCTGTACCGGATCGACCGGCAAATCTGCTGCGGAAACAATAAAGTCCCGCGATTCTGTCCGGATCGTCATACCGTATTCATTTTCGGCTCTGAACAGCGTTCTTCCCAGAGTGGCACAGATGTTAAAACTCTCTCCGCCCCGGCAGATATAAACCGCCGGAACAGAGAGGGTATTGCGCCGTTGGGAATCAAGCCATTGAGCAGCCTGTTCCATAATATTCATCACGCAGTGACTGCTGCCACATAGGGAGCATTAAGCAGGAGATGAACGGTTGCATCCGCAGATGCGGCACTGGCAACTGCTTTACCGATGTAGATGTTACCGGCAGCAGCAGTGGTGACATTTTTGTTCTTGGCATCCCAGTAAAGGGGAACGCCTGCGGAAATTTCTCCGGATGCCTTTGCAACTTCAAAAACACCGGTCACCGCAAGAGAACCCAGAGTATCAGAAGCGATATCCAGTCTGGCAATGCCGACAAGAGATTCCAGAACAATGACTTCTCCGGCAGCAACAGCTTCGGACGGACGGTAATCAAGGGACTTGCCCTCATGAACATAACGTGCAATCATAAAGTTTTCTCCAAATTTTGAATGTTGTCAGATCAGGCAGCACCATTGGCTTTCACCATACCGCGGAAGTCCTGCTCACGGACGCCGATATCAAAGTAAACGCGAAACCACATCCCCAGCGTATTGAAATCAGTTTCGCCACGCTCAATGGTAGGAGTGCGTTTGCCCTTAAGGAATCCAAGCTCAAAAGTATCCACAGTACGCGGATCACCGAAGAGATACCAGGCAGTCTGGCTGCTACCGTCATAGGCCGCGTTGCCGAGATAAGGACTGGACACCACCTGCAGATTTTCATCGGCAAGGACATTGATTGCCGGTCTGACAGTGTTTTCAGTACCGCCGCTCATCACCAGAGTAGCTCCGCGGGTGAGTTCAATGGCAAGATGTTTCAATGCAGTCGGCACAAGCAGATACCGGGGTTCAACGGAGATCGGCTGCCCGTCCGCATCCACCTGGTCCAGATAGAGCTGAACCGCTTTTTTGAGAGAGTCGGCAGACAATGCACTGGATGCCCCGGTCAGAATGTTGCGGTGGCTGTTATGGAACAGAGCCTTACCATCATTCTGGGCGGGGTTCTGAAGCAGACGGGAGAAAAAGAGCTGATCAATCAATCTTGCCGCTCTGTTACCCATGGCAACCGGAACTTTCATAAAGGCGTTCAAATCATCGTTGATGATCATTTTGCGGGTAAGGCAGAATTTTTTGCCGTAAGTTTCCAAACGGTTGGTCGCAGCTTCTTCCAACAGACCGCCGTCCTTGATTTCACCGTCAGCGGCAACCGGGAGCAGATCACCGACATCCGTCAAGCGGAATCTTTCCGTTTCTTTGAAATCATTGAGATCCCCGGTGGAACAGAGTTTGGTAGCGATGACCGGCTGGGCTTCGTAGCTCTGAAGCAGTTTTTTGTTTGCCACATTGGAAAGAATCCCCGGCAGGGAAACAGAACTGAAAGCAGCACGGATGGTTTCATTGTCAAAACCACGGCTATAAGGAATGCCGTCAAGTTTCATGCACTCCACCATCAACTGCTTGAGGGGCATGTCCATTTCACGCATCCCCGCTTCAACGGTCTGCGCTCCGTAAGATTTTTCCAAAGCATCAGCAGAAACGCCAACACGCAGACTCATTGCAGCTTCAAGAGTTTTACGCATTTCACCGCCTTCCGGTTTACTGTGGATGGCAATATTAACGCTGGCGGCAGGACGTTCGGCACGGAGAGTTTCAAGGACTTTTTTGGTAACCACTTCAGGAGACCAACCGGCAGAAA